ACAAATTTGCCACACTTTGTTTGGTCGCAAAGATGCGTATCAAAGACTTGAAGAACAAGGATACATTGAATTTATTTCAACATCATTCATTCGTGGTATGTCATTTGATGATGCAATTATTATCGTTGATGAAATGCAAAATTTGACCTTTGAAGAAATTGATACTGTTATGACCCGTGTTGGTTATCGTTCAAAGATTATCTGGTGTGGTGACTATCGCCAAACAGATTTGAACAAAAAGAAAAATGATATGACTGGTATTCTAAAATTCTTTGATATTGTAATGCACATGAATGCATTCACTAGAATTGAATTTACCGCCGATGACATTGTTCGGTCATCACTTGTGAAAGATTACATCCTTGCTAAAATGCAACATGAGGATTCAACCAATTAAATTATGTTTACCTATTGCCCACCCAAGAAACTTGAAGACTTAAAATCAGAAACACTAGATAATGGAAGATTTTATGTAACACCAGATGGTAAGAGATTACCATCGGTAACAACCGTCTTGGGTGCAATGGGTAAGAAAGCCATCTATGAATGGCGCCAGCGTGTTGGTGCGGAAGAAGCAAATCGTATATCACGAATTGCATCTGGTCGTGGTACACGTATGCATACGCTATGTGAAAAGTATTTGAACAATCAAGAGTTGGGCAAACCAATGCCTGATGCGTTGGAATTATTTAAAAAGGTACAACCATATCTAAATAAAATTAACAACATTCATTATCAAGAATGTGCATTGTGGTCAACCAAACTTGGCATGGCTGGGCGTGTAGATTGTATTGCGGAATATGATGGTGTTCTTTCTGTGATTGATTTTAAGACATCCAGCAGAGTGAAAACAAGAGAAGATATTCCTGCATACTTTGCACAATGTACCGCTTATGCATTGATGTATGAAGAATTGATTGGTGTAAGAATTGACCAAATAGTTGTTATCATGGCTGTGCAGGAAGACAACCCAATTATCTTTGTGGAGCCAATGAGAAAACATATAAATACTTTACTAGAGTACATTAGTTTTTATCGTGAAAAAAACAATTATTACCTGACAAACTAGTTTTGTTGTGTTATAATTAGTGTTATTGCTGTATGAAGCAAAGAGAAAAGTGTCCTGGACGGGGGTGCGAATCCCCCCACCTCCACCAGAAGTGCATGTATTAGATGAAAGAAACCATTTTATGGGCTCTAATGGGTGTGCTTCTGATGGGGGTGACCTAGATTCGACAGGGCAACAAGTACATGCGTGGACAGCACGGTAGGCGATGACCGTAAATCAAGCAAAAAAGTAAACGCAAACGACTCACGTTTCGAATTGGCAGCCTAAACGCTGACTAGGGTTTCGGTAGGTTTCCTCGTAACAGAATAACCTACCAATTTATTAACAAGGAGTTTTATTTTGAAGAAAATCGCAATCGCAAGTTTAATTGCAATCGCTGGTGCTGTACAAGCAGGTGGTTTTGTTTCGTATGGTGTTGACCAAGTTACTGACCGTGTAAGCAACCAACAAAGTATCGCACAGTATGTCCGTGCTGGTACATCATTGGGTGGTTTCAATCTTGGATTACAAAATCGTAATGCACGTACCAACGACAATCAATCTATGTTCAATAGTTTGGAACTTACCGCAGGTAAGACAGTTTTCGGTATCAACCCATTTGTTGGTGTTGGTTTTGATAATGGTGGCAACGGTGATAAGCCATATGAGTATGGTCTAGTTGGCGCAAACGCTGGCGCTAAAGTTGGTCCTGGTTATGCCATGATTGGGGCTAAGACCCGTGTAAATTGGAATAGCGCAAATCCAAAACAATCTGTAGCCTTTGTTAGCTATGACATGCCAGTTATCAGCAAAGTTTCTGTTGGTTTGGGCGTTAGCCAAAGCTATCAAGACATTCAGGATCGTGCAGTTGGACTTACGGTCTCAGTAGGATTCTAATATAAGAGTTTGTTAGTTCTCAATAAAAACTAACACACACTAACACACAGGAGAAACTATGTCAAACATGACACCTTTTGAGATACGCCTTGACCTACTAAAAATGGCACAAGGAATGCTATCAGATGATTATTATGGTAAGCGTGAACAAATCAGCAATGATTGGTCCATGCAATGTGAATCTGCAAAAATCAAAGGCGAAACACCGCCAGCACACCCAGGCTTTCCGCCTTACCCCTCCGAAACCGAAATCATATCCAAAGCACAAGTGCTTAATGGTTTCGTTTCCAATGTTTCTATAGAAACTCCAAAAGTATCTAAGAAATCCTAATTGAGGGTATGCCAGTTTTACTGGCATTTTACACACAGAAAGGAAACAGATGCGAAGTAAACCTATACTTTTGAGTATACTTTTCTCATCCATAATTTTGTCATTATCACTTATAAATGTTGACACCCAAAGCATTTTACCAATGAAGTCAACATTCAATGCACTCACTACGGATGCAAAGAAACAGGTAACTTGTTTAGCCGAAAATATTTACTTTGAAGCGGCCCATGAGCCGAACGAAGGTAAAAAAGCGGTAGCATTCGTAACATTTAATAGAGTACAGTCTGGGTATGCCGATGATATATGCGGCGTTGTAAAGCAAAAGACTGGCAACACTTGCCAATTTTCCTGGTATTGTGACAGCACATTTACCAGCAGAACATTGACAATCAAGCACACTTTATTGTATAATGAGATTTTAGAGTTATCGACAAACTTATTTTTGAATTTTGAAAGAATGACCGATGTAACAAACGGAGCAACTTATTACCATGCTGATTATGTAAATCCAGGTTGGACAAAACTAAAAAGGGAGAAACAAATTGGCAGGCATATTTTCTACAAGAGTAAAGGCGACAAAATTGACAGAAACAAAGGAATCATTTAAAATGAATAATAACTTAATTACGGTGTGCGTTTCGGCAACAATAGTTTGTTGTACGTTTATTGTAAGTATCTTCATGTATAATATAAACGACAGAAACAATATGGCAAAAAACATTGAAGCGGCTATTGCCAAAGGTGTTGATCCAGTTTCCGTTAAGTGTGCATATGAAACAAACATGAATGCAATTTGTATAACTTACGCAGCCACGGTTAGAAAATGAGTGAAGTAGATAGAATTTTTAGAGAATTGAAGGCTTTCGCATCTAGTGTTGGTGAAGGACCTCCAGTTCGGCATCGGATTTCTAAATCAAAAGGAAAACGGAGAAAACGTAGTTTGAAATCATGGACTTATGACGCAATGGATATGAATATGAATGAAATGAAAACAGGTATAAACGATAAATTTTTTGTTGGCGCATCTGATTACAGCGATTGGCTGTACATGCAAATGATTGATGCGCGGTCAGAAAAGAAAATTTCAACACACAATTCGGAGTTGAAATTGCATGGCAATCGTCAAAAGTGGAAAGAATTCATTGAAGAAGAATTTGAGGGTGACCACATTCTTCAATTCACCAGCTCCAGTGGTCTTATCATCACCGAAGGTTTGAATTTCATTCGCTATGATGTGAATTCTAATTCTATCACTACTCAAACTTATGGAGATAAAATCTTCATTGAAAATGTTGAAGACATATTCCTAAAACATTTTGAAGAAGTTACCTCATACATTGAGTGGGTATATGGTGCGAATGGCGATAGCGTCAATGTTCCTTTGAATGCGGATCGTTTGCCTGTTGATGAAATGTATCCGTTCCTCAAAGAACCATTGACTGACTACTATGACCGTTATCTGGAATCTAATGCAAATATTCTTTTGTTGATTGGACCACCAGGAACTGGCAAGACTACTTTCATTCGTGGTCTCCTTGCACACAGTAATTCCTCAGCGATTGTGACATATGATGCCGCAATTCTGGAAAAAGATTATCTGTTTGCACGATTCATTGAAGATGAAACTGGTGTGATGGTGCTTGAAGATTCTGATAACTTCCTGAAAGCACGGAGTGATGGTAACACGATGATGCATCGTTTTCTAAACGTTGGTGATGGTCTTGTTACCACAAAGGGTAAGAAGTTGATTTTCTCAACTAACTTGCCAAGTATCCGTGACATTGATCCTGCGTTGATTCGTCCAGGTCGTTGTTTTGACATTGTTTCTTTTGATTCATTGAAACAAAAAGAAGCCGAAGCCCTGGCTAAGAAAATCGGTGTCAAACTTGATGGTAAGCGTGAAAGCTGGACTATCGCAGAAGTGTTTAACAAACAGATTGAACAAAGTACCAACAAAACAGTTGGTAGCAAAATGGGTTTCGTTTAAGGAGTATATTATGGCTGTAAAACAATTTAGTATTAATCAAATCTCTAGTGAGGCTGACCGCAAGAAATTGCTTGATGCTATGAAAGAGTGTTCCAATTCTATGATTCGCATGGAAGGCGAAAAAGACTTTATCAAGGAAGCAATCAAAGAAATTTGTGATGACTTGAAGTTGCCTAAGAATATTGTGAATCGTCTAGTTAAAGTTTATCACAAACAAAACTATGATGAAGAAGTTGCTGTGCATGAACAATTTGAACAGTTGTATGAAACGATTGTAAAATAATGCCAACAAA